GCTGAAGCAAGAGAAGAAGTTCTCGCTGCTAAAGCTGCATTTGGTAAAATTGGTGCTGCTGAGACTAAGAAAGTTGCACAATCTTACAACGAGCATATTGCTGAGATCAAATCTGCAATCGGTGAAGCTATCGTAAAAGGTTACGATTCAATCAAAGAAGCAGTTAGATCAAACGGTAAAGGTTTCAACTTCGAATTGGATCTTAAAGTTGTAGGTACAATGACTGAAGGTTCTAACCTTACTGGTAACCCTTACGTTTCTTACATCAATTCTCCAGCTCTCCGCGCTTTTGTAAACCCACACCTCAGAAGCGTATTCAACATCATCCCAGTTTCAACTGGTTCAGTTTCTTTCCCTCGCGGAAACACTCCAGTTGGTGAAGGTTCTTTCGGTAAGCAAACTGAAGGTTCTTCTAAAGCACAATTGGACTACGATGTAACAGTTGTAAACAAAGTGTTGCAATTCATAGCTGGTTATGTAAAGGTATCTCGCCAAATGGTTGACGATCTTCCTTTCTTGAACGCGTATTTGCAGCAATCTTTGATCGAAGATTTCCAAAGAGCAGAAGATACATATTACTTGAACGACCTCGCTTCTAGCGCAACTGCTGGTGTATCTAGTGGTGCTAATACTGCTGAGAAGTTCGTAGATTATGTTGCTCAGTTGGGTTCTGCTAACTGGAACGCAAACCTTATCTTGACCACACATGCTGGTTGGGCTAACGTATTGAAAACCGTTCCTTCTGGTGGTTCTTACTCTGTTCCTGGTGGTATCACTATCGATGCTCAAGGTAACATCAGAATGATGGGTATTCCCGTTGTTCCTCATAGCTTGGTTACAGCGTCTAAGGCTTATGTTCTTGACACAACTAAGTTCTCTATTGCTCAACAGAGCGGACTTGCAGTTCGTTCAACTGAATTCGATCAAGATGATTTCATCAAAAACTTGATCACTTTCCGTTGCGAAGCTCGTTGCGATTTGATGCAATTCCAGCCTTCAGCTTGTATCTATGGTGCAATCTAAGGTTAGTTAATCATAAACATTGGGAGACCCGTAAGTCTCCCTTTTTTTTACTATGCCTTATTCATACAACTATTTCAAAGATGATTTTAGAGATCATCTTATTCATAACTTCTCATCTAACATTAAGATTTTAGATGTTGGACCAGGTTCGGGAAGTTATTACGATTTGCTTTGCAAAGATTTTACAAGTATTGATGCGGTTGAGATTTATGCTCCATATATTGAGCAGTTCAATTTGAGAGATAAATATGTCAATGTTTACAACCAAGACATTTTAGAATTTAATTATAACGATTATAGATATATCATATTAGGTGATGTATTAGAGCATTTAAGTATAAGAGATGCTCAAAATTTACTTGCTAATATTACTATGAAAGGTATATATTGCATGGCGGCAGTGCCTTACTTAATGCAGCAAGATGCTGTTGGAGGTAATGTGTTTGAGGTGCATCAACAACCAGATTTAACGCCATTGGTATTTAATGATAGGTTTCCTATAATGGAAACTTTTAAATTAAACGGACAATACGGATTATACTTTAATTATAACTTTTTATGAATATAGTTTGCTCAATACATCTTTATCCTCCTCAGCATAATTGTGGTGCTGAATGGATGCTACATCACATAAATAAATACTTGATAAGTAAAGGACATAATATAAGAGTGCTTTTGCATCAAGCAAATCATTACAAGATTAAAAATAATTATGTATTTGATGGTGTGGATGTTTTTCCACCAAGTGAGAACGTAGTTGATAATTTAATGCGTTGGAGCGATGCAGTAATTACCCATTTGGACTATACAAGATGGACAGTAGGAGCTGCTAAACTTTACAAAAAACCAGTTTTTCATCTGATCCATAATAGCCATCCTTACCCCGAAATCATTGACGCAGAACGCAATCAACACGTTGTGTATAACTCTTTATGGCTAAAAGAGAAATTAAATTACAAATGGGATAACTTTATACTAACGCCTCCCGTTGACTATCGGATTTATGACCTTAAGATTGATCCAGCGAAGAACGAATATATTACTCTGATTAACACCAACGAGAACAAAGGCGGTAAGATATTTGAAGAGATTGCTCGTGCATTGCCAAATAAGCGGTTTTTAGGCGTTTTGGGGAGCTATGATCAGCAAATGACATCTAGCCTTCCAAATCTAAAATTAGTCTCTAATACGCCCGATATTGCGCAATATTACAAGCAAACAAGGATACTATTAATGCCGAGTGATTATGAGAGTTGGGGCAGAACGGCAACCGAGGCTTATTGCTCTGGGATTCCAGTTATAAGCACAATGGCCGAAGGGTTGGTTGAGAACTGTGGGAAAGCGGGCATATTTATAAAGGATCGGAATGATATTAAAAGCTGGGTTAAGGCAATTACTGAACTGGATGACACCAAAAAATATAGTGAGGCATCCAAAAAAGCAAAAGAGAGATCAAGAGAGCATGACCCGAGAAAAGCGCTTGATGAGTTTGAGACCTGGTTCAGAGAAATGGTTAATAAATATAAGTAAGTATGGCGATATATATAAACGGAACGGCGATCTTAGCTGATGGGGTCGTTGAACCAGTGAGCTTAACTGACGCAAAGAATTGGATGCGAATTGATTATACATCAGATGATACTTTAATACAATCACTGATCAATGCTTCAAGAATACATATTGAGAAACTAACTGGGGTAGCATTTGTAAATAAGTTGCTTAAAAGCTATATTCAGACAACTGGCTATGAGCCTAGCGTTTGGATGGTAGATTTGCCATATGGACCAGTTATTTGCATTGACAGTGTTAAAATAAAAACTGGCATAAATAGCTGGGAATCATTAACTAAGAACGAAGATTATGAGGTAATTGCTGGCAAATTGTGGCTTTATACCCAAGGCAACTACGAGGTGCAATACCAGAGTGGTTATAGCTCAGTTCCAGAGGACATTGCAAATGATATTATGGCTTTAACTGCATGGCAATATGAGAATAGAGGCAAGAAGATGAACGCTGATCCATCTACTTTACTTAGTCAATACCCTAACTGGGACGGCTTAAATTATCATCAATATAAAAAGATTGTGATATAATGGCTGACGGGAAATTACATCTAAACCCAATTCTTTTTAATAAGTATATAAAAAACTTAGAAAAGAGGATAGGTAATAAGATTGAACAAGCTGACGCTGAATTTGAAGCTGGCATGACAGATATGGAAAGGATAGCTAAACAGAAAGCTCCAGCTGATAAAGGATATTTAAGAGCTAGCATAAAAGCTGTAAAAGAAAAGCCATTAACATATATATTAAGAGCAAATACTAGATATGCAGCTTATGTAGAATTTGGTACTGGAAAATATGCTAAAAGTTATGTACAAGGTCTAGAGGAATATTGGAAAAAATTAGCTAGTAAATATTATAAAAATGGTAAAGGAAAGACCGATAGGCAGCCATTTTTTTATCCTACAGTGATGGAAACGCTACCAACTATTTATAGACGAATTAAGGAAGTATTAAAATGAAAGATTCTTCAAATAGTGTTAGGACAATATATGTCAATGCCTTAAATGGGAATATTACTTATAATGGGAAAGATGTACCAGTTTATGGCCAAACTCCATTTAGAACTACTCCTCAAAATTATGTAGTTATTGCTGATATAAATGAAGTAGCTAATAACACCAATAATTCATTTCAAAATAATGTTACGGTAAATATTGATATATTTAGTGAGCAATACAGAATTAATGATTTATCTGTAGTTGACAATATAGCTGGGCAAATTTTAAATATATTAATTCCACATACTCAAATAAATGGATTTAGTGATACTGATTTTATAATTTACCCAATGTCTAGAATAAATTCTTTATATTTACCTTTGCAAGACGGAGACAATTATGTTGCTCGTAAAATTATAACAATAAACAATTTAGTAAACCAAAAATAAAACAACAATGGCACAAGTACAAGGTTCATTACAAAACATCGAGATTGACGTAGCTGGTGGTTCGTCATATAAAAACCTCGTATGTTTGCGTACATCTAGCGTAAATTCTACGGTAGATTCAACCACCGATCAAACAAACTGTGGAGTTCTTACTGCGGTAGGTGAGCCACAAATGAGTTTGGATTTTGATGCAATTTGCGAAACCGCTCCAACAATTGCTCAAGTTTCTTACAACTCATTGCTTTCAGCATTTGCTAACAAAACTCTTGTTACAGTTAGAGTTCAAAACCCAACCGTAACTGGTTCAAGCACTGGTGCTGCATATTACCATCAATTTGCTGGTTATATCACATCTTTGACCTTTAACCAAGCTACAACTGAGTTTATTAACTTCTCTGGAACAATTGCTTCTACTGGAACAATTGATGTAACAGTTGGAGCATAAAAATAAATTATGAACTATACTACTATTACTATAAACAATGAAAAGATTGGATTAAAATTTGGGATGGCTTCTTTCAGATATTTGTCTGAAGGTAAATTTGTAGAAGGTAAATCTTTTCAAAATAACATAATAACTGAAATTGGTATTGCTCATATAATCTATAGTGGTTATATGAACAATTGCTTAGTAAAAGAAATAGAAGAAAAATATTCTTTTGAATTTTTTGTTGATTTAGTAGAATCTAAAATAAAAGATTCTGTATTTATAGATCAATTAAAATCTATAATGGCAGTTTGGTCTCAATCAGATTTTATTAAAACACAATCAACAAATGACGCAAAAAAAAAGAATATTCGTGGGAAGAAATAGAATCTTTTGCATTTGGTCAATTATCTCTTAGACCACGAGAGTTTTATGATATAAGTCCTAGACATTTATCATTAATGCTCAAGGGTTATGAAGATAAAAAAGTTGACCATTATAAGCAAACTAGATTGTTGATGTTTACTATGGTGCGGTTAATGGGAGATCCAAAAACTGCACCAAAAACTCCAGAACAATTATGGGAACTCCCTGGTGATGAAAATACATCTAAGGTAGACGAGGAAGAGTATAGAGAAATATTTAAAAGATTTCAAAAATGATAGATCAAGCCTTAATGATAGAATTAGGATTAGATCCTAAGCTAGTAAAAAAGGGTATTGATGAATTAACATCACTTTTAAAAACCCTTGACAAACAAAGAGCTTTATCTACATCTCAAGCAGATTTAGAAATCTTTAATAAGAAAATACAAATTGTTCAAGATGAAATTTCTAAATTAAAAAACTTTGGACTAGAAGATGTTGGTAATGATTTAGCAAAAGGAGCAAAAAGTGCTAGAACAGCTTTAACAAGTTTAAGTTTAGTAGCACAAGATTTGCCATTTGGTTTTATTGGTATACAAAATAACTTACCTGGAGTAATACAAGGATTTGGTGATTTAACAACAAAATCTGGTGGTGTAATAAATGCATTTAAAGAAATAGGTTCGGCATTATTAGGGTCATCTGGTTTATTTTTAGCTTTTAGTGTTGTAACATCTGGTGTTACATTTTTAATAAAAGAATATGGAAGTTTAGGTGCTGGTATTGATGCATTATTTGGAAAAACCTTTAATTGGACAAAAGCTCTAAATGATGCGCAAAAAGCACAAAAAGAATTTGCTGAAGAAGCTAAAAGCACTATTGAAATACAAAATG